GCTAATCAAAGAATTCAAGTTGAAGATTTAGACTTCGACACAATTAAAACTAATCTTAAAAATTTTTTAAGCTCACAAGATACATTTAAAGATTATGATTTTGAAGGTTCTGCTTTAAATGTTCTTCTTGACGTTTTATCATATAACACCCATTATAATGCATTATATACTAATCTTGCATTAAATGAAGCATTTCTTGATACTGCAACCAAGCGGTCAAGTGTAGTATCACTTGCTAAACAAATAGGTTATATTACTCGTTCATCACGTGGTGCATCTGCGATAATTAATGTAACTGTTTCTGGTTCTGCCTCAAGTTCTAGTGTATTAACTTTACCAAAAAATAGTGCATTTAAAACTATAATTAATGGTAAGGAATATAACTTTTTTACTGTTGCCGATATCACTACGCCAAAGGTTAATAATACCTATACATTTAATAATGTTACTATTAAAGAAGGCCAGTTATTAACTTTTAGATATACGGCGTCAAACACAACACGATATATTATTCCAAATAAAGATATTGATTTAAGTACATTAACCGTTAAGATTAGTAAACAAGGTCAAACCGGATTTGAATTATATAATCGCGAAGATGGTATTCTAAATCTCACAAAAGATTCTGCGGTTTATTTTATCCGTGAAATTGATGATGAATTATATGAAATATCATTTGGTGATGATACTATTGGCAAGTCGGTACAACCAGGTTCAATTATAACATTTGATTATTTTGTAACAAGTAAAGACGCCGCAAATTCAAATGTACCAGTTACATTTTTATATCAAGGTGCTAATTTAGGTGGTTTAGTTGGTGTTACATCAGTACTTAATCCAAATGGCGGTGCTTTAATTGAAGATCTTGATAGCGTAAGATATAATGCACCAAGAGCATATGCAGCACAGAACCGTGGAGTTACTGTTGAAGATTATAAAACACTAATTACTGCGACGTATCCAAATATTGATGCAGTAAATGTCTGGGGTGGAGAAGATAATGTTCCACCAATTTATGGTAAAGTTTTTATTTCAATTAAACCATCCAATACTTTAACGCTTACCGATGCCGAAAAAGGCGTTATTCTTACCGACGTTTTAAAGGCACGAAATGTAGTTTCAATTACACCAGAATTAGTTGATCCATCATTTGTTTATTTAGATATTACATCAACAGTATATTATAATCCAAAGACTACTAATAAAGATTCTGAGACAATTAAAACTATTGTTACAGATACAATTAATGCGTTTGGTACTAATAATCTTGGTAAATTTACTTCGGTATTTAGAATGTCAAATTTATCAACCGCAATTGATCGATCAGATGCCAGTATTGTAAGTAACGTGACTACTACAAAATTACAAGTAAGAAAAACTCCGGCATATGATGTTAGTGTAAAATATCAGTTAAATCTTGAATATCCTATCTTTAATGCTCAAACTCCTGGTATTTCTGTAAACACAACGGGTTTTTATATACTAAATAGTGATAAGTTACATTTTATCGATGATGATGGATTTAGTAATCTTAGACTTATTCGTTATGATGATGGAGAAAAGATTATTGTAAATCCTACTATTGGTACTATTACATATTCAAGTGGTACATTAACTGTAAATAGTTTACATGTAACTATGGTTGATTCAAGTCATGGTTCGGAAGATATTCAATTTACTCTTAAGCCAGAATCATATGATGCGGCTTCAATACGAAATCAAATCATTGATATTGACAATATTACAGTTTCGGTGATTGCTGATAAGGTTGCGACAGGTGAAGCCGCGGGTGGAGCAAATTATATCTTTAGTTCAAGTAGGTCATGACCCAAAATAATATTAACTTATCAACAATTGTAGCAAGTCAACTGCCTGAATTTGTTCAGGCAGACCATCCTGCATTTGTTGAATTTATTCAAGCATACTACGAATATCTTGAGACTCAAAAATATGATATTGCAAATATTCGTGACGTCGATACAACTCTTGATATTTTTATCGATCATCTAAAACAAGAACTAAATTTTAATGGTTGGTATACTCCCGGTGTTGATGATCGTTATGTTTTAAGCAAAATCAAAGAAGTTTATTCCGCAAAGGGATCAGAGGCTTCTTATCGCTTATTATTTAGATTATTGTTTAAAAAAGAAATTGATATTACATATCCATATCAATCGGTGTTGCGGGCTTCGTCTGGGGCCTGGCAGCAAGATGTATCACTATTTGTTAGCATTAATAGTGGAAATATTAATGATATTATCAATAAAAATATTAAATTAACTTTTAATAATAAGTCTATTTTTGTTTATGTTAAAAATATTACTGTATCACAAACAAGCAATAATATCTATGAAGTAGCAATTGATAATAAGTTTCGTGGATTAGTAAATGCCGGTGCAATTGTATCATATAATAATTTTAATGGTACTATTTTAAATACTATTGGTGGATATGAAGTTTCTTCACCTGGTAAAAACTTTAAAGTCGGCCAAATTTTTGAAGTTAAAAATAATAAATTTAGAATTTCAAAGATTACATCAACCGGTGGAATCAAAGAATTACAATTTATTAAGTTTAATTATATTATAGGTTCAAATTTCGCTCAGGTATTTCAGGCATCAACAACACTTAAAATCTTAAGCGATACAATTACTATTACGAAAAAAGATAGTAGTAATGTTGTGACAGGCGGAATTCCACTTCCAACCGAAAACTCAATAACAAAATTAACTGATGCCGGCGTAGTATCCAAAAATGATTATTGGTATGATTATTCTGAACCAGGATATGTGGGAACTATAGTATCGGAATTTAATAATGATACAATTTCTATTAATAATGTAGGAATTGATGAAATCGCCGTAATTTCATTTAAAGTCAATCCTCTTGCAAAATACCAAGGTTATTATCAAGATAATCAAGGCTTTTTATCTGATAATATTAAAATCCAAGATAATTCATATTATCAACCATTTTCATATGTTATTAGTATCGATGAACAGCTTGAATCATATAAAAATATAGTTAAAACTTATTTGCATCCCGCGGGAACAAGACTATTTGCAAATTATAATATTGATTCGTCATTTAAACTTAATATTGGATTAAAGACTAATTTAAATAATGACATCGGTAATTCTATTATCACAGATAATGTAGACACATCTGATAGTTTTTCTTATCAGTTGTCAAAAAATATTAGTGTATCTGATTCAGTTATAATTTCAGAAAATATTTCTGCGATTGCGACTTTCCAAAAATCTATAACCGATTCAATTTCTATCACTGACACCGCTTTTAGAACGTTTAACGGTATAAGAGGAATAACCGATTCGACCAACATAACAGATATGCTTAATATCACATTTAATGGTAATCGTGAATTAACTGATACCGTTAATATTAGTGATAATATTAGTATTTTAGTCAATAGAAATATTAGTATTGATCAATCAGATTCAATTGAAGTTTCTGACACCGATGCTATAATTGAAGATAGTTTTGATAAAGTTTTATTTGATGATTTAACTGTCGCCGATGATGATTTAACTTATAAACTTGATTATGGTATCAGTTTATCCAATAGTGTTTCTTTGACTGATAGTATTACGAAAAACCTTGATTATAATTTATCGGTAAATGATTATATTACTATTAGTGATGGACAAGCAAATGTTGTTGGATCTAATATTGCAATTATTAAAGATAATGTAAATATCGTAGATGATCAATTTACGATTACATATAATAAACAAGTATCTGATTCAGTTATAACATCAGATAGTATTTCTTCTATTGTTTATGAAATTAAGTTAAATGATTCAATCATTATAACTGATTTTGCTCCACGCGTGTCTTACGAAATTAAGTTAAATGATTCTACGGAATTAACTGATTCTACTCCAACCAACGCTAACAGTTATCAAAGTGTAGCATCAGATTCAGTTACACTGACCGATAATATATCCAATAGCACTAATAAATCAGTCACATTAACTGATAGTGCTGCAGTATCAGATGCCGCAGTAAAGGTTGATTATGTTATTGGATTTATGGATTCAGTAACTATTATTGATGCTAATCCATCTATTAATAGATCAATTTTATTAACTGATTCAGTAACAACTTCAGATTCTAATGCAACAATAACATCTGCATATCAAAGTAGTGCAAATGATTCTATTGTTGTAAATGATAACACTATACAAGTTGTTAATGATGAAAGAACAACTGTAAATGATAGTATAAATATAAATGACAATATTATTTTAAATGTTAATTATAACAAATCATTATCCGACAACAATAGTATAAATGATTCAGCTA